CAGAGACCCCTGACGAACAAACCGAAACCATGATATTTGTAATTGATCTCCGGCTAACCCTTAACACCCCTACAACGAGAAGCATTATGACTTCCAAGAAACCAAAGAAAACACCGATCTACGGTGAGTCACTCTTCGGGGTGGCATCTTCCACCGAGATCTTTGAGGGTGTAACCGAACGCCGGCCTGCCCCAGAGACCCCTGACTTCCCTAGCGACTGGTTCGCCAGAAAACCGGAGAAGCCAACCTACACCATCTTGTGCTCTGCGGAAAAGACAGAGCTGAACAAGATGGTTTACGGGGGGCTTAAATCAGGGAACCTAGATATCGACTTGGCGGCCGAGTATCTCGTGTCTATCTTTCCCCAGATGAAAGGTAAAGCCAAGGATCAACCCTGGACATCTTTCGGCGTGACCATCGCTGAAGCAGGAGCAGAGATCTCTCCATTGAGTCTCATCACAGTAGTTGAAGAAAAAAGGACAGCTCCAACCCCAGGCCAAATTCAGGCCTTCAACGGGTCAGACTTGTTTTTGGTTACCTCCCTTGCATGTGTTTACCGCCTAGCACTACTCTACACCCGCACAGCCCACGAAGAGTACATCAAGACCGTCAGAAGCCGAATGATTAACGTTATGTCAGGTTCTGACATAGGGGGAACGTTTGCTGATGGGGTGTTGCAACCCTTGATGCTGAAAAAACGAGAATGGGCCACAAACAGAACCTTCAGGGGGCTCATGGCAGCCATTGACATGTACTTGATGTACGACAAAGATAGCCCTTGGCAGCTCGTGAGGATGGGAACCATTGTGTCACGTGGGAAAGACTGTGCAGCCCTAGGAGACGTTCAAAGAATTGCTCGCTGCCTCAGTGTATCTCCTTCGGATTCCCTGCTTTGGGTTTTTGAAACATCAATGCTTCAAGAACTACAATGGCTGACAGCTCGTGACGAAGAGCTGGGGAAATCTGAGAGTTATTACCACTACTGTGCCGACTTCAGCTTGATCAACAGATCCCCGTGGTCAGGAACCATGTGCAAGCAGATTCACCTGTGGGCCAACTGCACATGCATACTCTTACACTCAAATGAGGCCATGACAACTCGGTACATTGAGTGTGAAAACGTCACAGGAGTTGTCCACAATGCCATCATTGTGGCCTATGCCCACAGAGGAACAAGTGATGCTCGAAGGCTGATGTTCAAGACCCGGGAGGAAGCTGTGGCAGCACAGGCGAAGATGAACCGTCCAATCCGAGCAAAAACAGAAGATGAGCTCTTTGGAGAAGACGACGCGGTCGCTCAGCTGGAACACATTCCCGGAGTAGATGAGCCAATGGGCCGGGACGTCTCTGATTGGGTCAACTTTATGTTCGGACTCCACTGGATACTCCCCGATCACATCTTAGAGTGGGCAACACGCCGGGTCAAGGTGCTCAAGACCGTGCGGGATGGCTCGAATCTAGAATTCCTTCGGAAGTATCTCGAAGTTGGAGATTAACCTTCCGTTGGTCCAACAAGAGCTGTAAATACTGCTTCTCCCTTTCTTTCAAAATTGATCTCAGTATTTTGTCTGCTCAGTCAAGCAAAGAATCTCAGTGTTCCCTGGTCTCATGAAAAAAAGTAGCATCCCTACAGGATGTCAGATGGTAGACGCGAGTTGCCATATTTTCAGAGGGAGAAATTTGGATTTGGGCCTGGATTTAATAGAGCTTGTAGAATGCAGGCCAGCAACCAGAAGCTAGAGGGAATGCTGGGAGCCGGTGGAGGACCAAGCGATGCCTCTCAGACAACAAATCCAGGAGACATTGTTCACAAATTGCCATATCAGGCGGAGACAGCAGCAGACATGGTCGCAGTCATCAAGACTGAGGGAGAAGGAGATGAAGATGAGGTGGAGACCGTGGGAGTTCACGAGGGACAGCTGCCGAATCCACTGGAGCCGGAGGGTGAGGTTCCACAGGGTGTGCATCAGTCCCCGGGGAAAACTACCTTGACTGTCGGAACAGCTGAAACTCAGACCATGGACCCTGACACATCGCAGGAAAGTGAGGGAATTGACGGAGCTCACTCCATTATGATAGACCTGGATCCAAAACATAAGGATGTGGAAGACAAGGAGATGATCAAGGGGTACTTTGATTCCATGTTGCAGCAAATGAAAGATCAGGGCAATCTGGCATCAGGGGACGCGGAGATCATAGACGAGCATGTCAAAATCACTTACACTTTGATCCCGGCCATCGTGCCCCCCTTGGAGCCGGACACCCCTGTCGATCGAACCGTGAAAATAATCAATGACCAGTTGTCGGAATGGGGGAAGAATGTAGCACCTATCAACAAGGAAGAAAGTAAACCTGGACCGAGCACTGAGAAGGAGTCAACCGAGGCTCCCAAGCCTACAGTCACCTCGATTGGGACAGGACCAACTCCTCCTATTAAAGGATCAATGGAGCGTACACCTGCACCCACAACCTCTTCTCCATCCCAGTCTCTAACCGATCTAGTTAGGAAGCCTGTCACCTATGACCGACGTGGAGGAGGTTCAATCGCTGTGAGCCTTTTGCAACTCGGCATCAGCGCCGATACTGTCGCCAAGGGTCTAGCATCCAAAGGAGTTCCAATCAAGACCTTTTTAGCTCGGTCTGAGTCGCAAAAGGCCTGGGCTTGTCTCATGCTGAGTGAGAGAGGGAAAAAGTTCAGGCTCACAGTGTTTCCACCCGAGAAATAAGGGGTTGACCGGCCCGGATTCTCTCCCGCCACAGGATCCGTGAAAAAAAGTAGCACCCTTACAATGCTTGCACGACTGAGGAATCTTATGCCGGGGTCCTCTGGTTCTCAGGGAGAATCCTCGGGAGACGATTCTTCCTCCAGAGACTCACATTCACCGCAGCTGGAGGTGCCGCGAGGCCTGTGGATGCAAGTCAATTTCGACATAAATGCTCGCTTAACCATCCGAATGGGCTATCACGGAATGTCTGTCGCAGCCTTGATGAGAATGGGTCAGTTCTTCCACGGGGAGTATCAGGGGGAAGCTCATGCTCGAAGCCTCACAGCCTTCATCGTCGGGCTAATGACTCTAAGATCTTATGAAGATCCACCTCTAAGGGGAAGATCTGTTCGTCGCGCCATCTTTCAGGACATCATTTCCCTTGAGGGTCCTCCCTTACTACTCCCACTAAGTACTGCGGAGGTTTTTCGAGACACCTTCTATTGGAGATACAGAGGGGAAATGTATGTTTGGTCAATCACAGTCGATCGGGTGCCTACTATTTTTACTGGGTTGTACATCGAACAGCTTATTCAACCTCATGAGAGAGAAACATTTGGTCACTGGGGAGTCCAATTTGTCAACTCCACAGAACACCGCCATTTAATCCCGGTCCCTTTCCGGCTCTCCCCCTAGAGTTAATCCGATAAAGATAATGGATTCCTCTTCTTGTTTGAGAATAGCTGACGTATCCTAGCTAAGTTCACCCCTTCTTACATTATCCTTAGCGATACACATAACACTCCTGTTTTACCTCCTGTTCTTATTTTAGGATTTGATGTGTCTTAGTTACTTTAAGAAGTTGGGCGAAGCGGGAAATTAATGGATGTTTACTGCCCATGAAAAAAAGTAGCAACCCTCCAATGGAAGAAGAGGGCGAAAGCGAGCTTTTTGAAACTGACAAGTTTTATGAGGTCTCCTTGGCGGAGGATACCGAACTCAGTCTTGAAGATGTAGAAGCTTGTTTAAGTCAACTGCCGAAGTCCCATAACAGTCCTCTGTATAATGTCGACTACAACCTAAATTCCCCACTGATCCGTGATCAAGCTGATGCCCTGCTTAGCAAGCTTAGGGGAACTAGGATAGCTGCTCGATTTGAGCGAAATACAACAATATACAAGCAGTATAAATCGCTCAGCGCCCAAGTCACTGATTGGAAGCTCGTTCAAGCCACAAATGGGTTTCATAAGTGGGCAGCAACCCGCGTTTTCCCCCGGGAAATGTCTACATCCCACTTCTATGAACAGTGGGACACCCGGATGACTGAGATTGTTCTTCCTATGGAGATAGTGACAACTTTCTGGCATGACCTGACAGGGAGGAAGCCTCCGTCCCCAGAATATCTCCTCCGTGCCAAATGGCTTCAGGGAGAGCCACGATATGACTGGCAGAAGAAACTCTTAAGCGAAGGGGAGAACTTCTGGTTCTTCCATATCATCACACTCATTATGAACTCTAAAGACAAGGAAGAACGAGACAACTTAATTAAACAGGGCGTCTACCTTAACCTAGCTTCTCTAAAAATCACATCTACTGCCAAGAAGGATCGGGGTTGCTATTTACTTGAAGGGAGCCATCCGGATTATGGTCGATTTTACGTGGGCCCTGGATGTCTATATCTCAAAAAGGAAGAAAGGCTTCTAGACCGAAACATGGTCTTGATGTTGAAAGACACATTAATCGCCAGGTTCTGTTCAAAAATGTGCCTTCTTAATCGTGCGGAACCAGACTCGACCACCTTAGCGACAGAGAAGTTGACAGAGGTCTACCATTTGGGTGACCAGATCTTAAGAGAACTAGATTCCGATGGCTATAAGGCTTTGCGACTCCTTGAGCCCGTCTGCAATCTGCGCTTGGCAGAGCTTGCCGCGGCATATCGGCCCGAGATTCCTGTCTCGCCTCGCTTCAGAGAGTTTTTACTACGGGAAATAGCGGGACAAGAGGAGTTGGCTCCGGGAGTCATCCATAACTTCTTCTCCAGAATTATGACTGAAACCAGCTTTATACAAGTCATCGTTTATTACGGAATCTTCAGACACTGGGGACACCCTTTCATCGATTACTTGGCTGGACTYAATAAACTGCATGAGCAAGTCCAAGCCCCCAAGAAAGTTGACGTTAAATATGCAAACGCCCTAGCAAGTGATCTTGCTTACATTGTCCTGAAGCACGAATTTGATCAGCAAAAGAAGTGGTTCGTGGATCCTGACAAGATGGAGCCGGATGACCCGTTGAGAGACCATGTTCTAAATTGCACCTGGCCAACTCCGGTACAGATAGAGGATGTTGGGGACCGTTGGCATCTTCTTCCTCTCCTTCCTTGCTATGAGGTTCCACAGACGATAGATCCTGCTGTGTTGTATGCTGACAAAAGCCATTCTCCCAACTATGAAGAGATCTACAACCACATCGCATCAGGGACATCAGATCCCATTCCATCAAAGAAAGTGTTAATCACAGCCTTGAGAACGGACCAGAGAAACTTGCGTGAATTTCTAAAGCTGGTCAATGACCGTGGGCTCCCTCGAGCCTGTCTCGCTATCGGGCTGAAAGGGAAAGAAAGAGAACTAAAGGAAATAGGAAGGTTCTTTTCTTTAATGACATGGGCTCTAAGGGAATATTTCGTCTCTACTGAGTATTTGATCAAAACTTACTTCGTTCCATTATTTGAGGGACTCACTATGGCTGATGATCTGAAAGGAGTGACTCGCAAGATTCTCGACTGCTCCGCTGGCCAGGGGAATAAAAACAGCTGCGATGTAGGGTTCGCCAATCATCTAGACTACGAGAAATGGAACAACCATCAACGGAAGGAATCAACTTCTCCTGTTTTTACCGTCATGGGGCAATTCCTAGGGCTTCCCAAATTAATAGCTAGGACACACGAATTTTTTGAACAAAGTTTTATTTACTACGGAGATCGTCCCGATTTGATGACCATCAAGGATGGAGAAATTGTCAACGTCGATGAAAACCAGAAAGTCTGCTGGAATGGTCAATTGGGGGGACTGGAAGGGCTTCGACAAAAAGGATGGAGCGTACTTAATCTTCTTGTGATCTTAAGAGAATCTAAAATTCGAAACACGAAGGTCAGAGTCCTTGCTCAAGGGGACAATCAAGTGATCTGCACAAAATACAAAATCCCCTCAAATCTTGATGTGAATGCCCATGCAGAGGAGTTAGAGAAAGTATTCACCAATAACATGACCATTATTGACTCGATAACTCTTGGAGCCAACAAGCTAGGATTAATCATCAATAAAAAAGAAACACTAATTGCATCGGATTATCTRACATACAGCAAGGTTCCGGTGTTTCGAGGCAACATCTACCCTCATGAAGTAAAGCGATACTCCCGGGTCACATGTATTCCGAATGATCAAATCCCCACAATCGCCAGTGCAGTGGCCGCAGTAGCAACTAGTTCCTTGACAGTTGCTCAATTCAGCAATTCTCTCCTAAACCCTATGGCATGTTACTGTCTCTTCGGCACTATGGTCTTATCCATCCATCGATTTCACAGTCCCTTACTCAAAAAGGCCATTCTCGACGGTGCAACAGCAATGGAACGCCAATGTTTTATGATAAGGGCTTTGTACCTGGACCCGGTCCTTGGGGGGACCTCTGGAACTTCTCTGACCCGATTCCTCATAAGGCAGTTTCCCGATCCCGTCACGGAATCTCTCAGCTTCTGGAAAAGACTTGGATTGATCACAGGGAGCTCAATCGTCAAACTGATTGCCCTGGAAGCCGGGCACCCCCCACTTGCTTCCAATCAGAATGACAACCTTTCTAAATTGCTTGAAAAACCCATGTCGCTCAACATTCCGAAGGGTCTTAGTGCCACAACTCTCCTCAAAGCAGAAATCAGAAAAGGTCTCACTGACAACCTTGATGAAATTCAGAATGTGATTGTCAGAGAGTCTCTACGGTACCAAAATGCCCAAGAAGCAAATATCAAAAACTTTCTATTGTCCGTTCGCCCCCTGTTCCCTCGATTCTTAAGTGAGTTTTACTCCGCAACCTTCATTGGGATCACAGAAGGAGTCCTAGGATTATTTCAAAACTCCAGAACCATCCGGAACACACTTTCTCATAGATTCAACAAGCGAGTCAACACCCTTTTGACCCTTAGTGAGGCCCTTTGTGTAAAAACATCATCAAGAGCTGTGTATTCGCAGGGACATACAATGTGGCCTTGTTCAGCTGAGCTGGCAGACAAATTGAGACGGGATTCCTGGGGGGAAGGCATCGTTGCGACCACGGTTCCTCACCCTTATGAGCTGATCCACTCGTATAAAGAAGGATCAGTTCTTTGTTCTGAATGTCCAAAAGGAATGCCGGAACGAGAACGGGTAACAGTTGACTTCCCTCACGGCTTCCCAACTACTTTCACTGAGCGAGGTCCGCTCTGTGCGTACTTAGGGTCTGCCACCACAGAATCAACCAGCCTTTTTCAACCATGGGAAAAGGAAGTTCGCACTCCCTTGTTAGAGCGGGCAACCCGTCTTCGAGTGGCTGTAAATTGGTTTGTTCGCGTGGGATCCAATCTGTCAAACGCCATCTTCGAAAACCTAAAGGCGCTCACAGGATGGGATTGGTTTGAAATGGAGAATGTCTTTTACCGAACCGGCTGCCCCGGGCATAGGTACCGTTCCTCACGACAGAGCAATGGGGGTTTCTCAGCTATTAGTCCCAACGGACCCATGTGGGTGATGGTCACAGCAGATACAATGCCCACAATAGGTAAAGACAACTATGATTTCATGTATCAATCTCTCATGCTGTATGCCCAAACTGTAAGTTTGGAGACCAAGCTGGCTGCTCGAAGCAGCGTCAAGTGTTACCACTTTCACATTCAGTGCAAAGGCTGTTTACGAGAACTCAAAGAATTTGAACTCGACACGACACAAACATTACAGCTCCCAGACGTGAGTGAAGTGGTCTCATCCATGTCAGGGGGCACCATGCCGGATCTCACAACTCTAAAATCCTTGCAAGTCGCAGAGGGAAGCTGGGAGGATCTCACTCCATCTGAAAAATGCTTTCACATTGGAGTGGCACAAGGAGCTCTATACGGTTTTTACTGCGTCGATAATGACGGTAGAAAATCTGACACTGCATTGTTCCCCATCTCGCTGCTGCCTTACTTAGAACCTCGTGCATATCTTACTGGAATTTTGAAAGGCGTGTTGATGGCCGCAGCCTATGACACCATTTATCGTCGATTGTCTGTCTTACAACATCGACCCAAGTCAACTCTGCTGAGTGCCGCATACCATGTCCTTGAATGTCTCTGCAAGGAACCCAGCTTCATCACAGTGCTAAACAAGGAAAGCATCATGGGCCTCCTCACAGACGAGGGTCACCGTGTGACACCGTCTTACCCCTCATCTGGAGTGCATCTGGGGGCAATGGGGTTGGGGTTTCTGAGCAGACATCTCACCAAAAACACACTCGATTTAGATCCCTGGAGAAGCTATTGGCGCCGAGTATGGATCTTTTCTGACTTTAAGTCCCCGAAACTGGTTGCTCTGATGCTGCTGGGTCACGAACTGTGGCTCATGCTCAAAGCAGTCTATGTGCCGAGAGCTCATCTCTCCACAATACGACAGATCAAGGATATCATCCATTATTACTGTGCATTAGATCTGTCCCTCCACGTGAGTGAGACCCCCGCAGTTCTCAACAAATCATTTTTAGGCCCTGTACTTAAAGCGGGATCATGGTGCTCTCGTGAAGTCAGGCATGCAACCCAAGCTCTGCCCCTCTACAGACATATTCACCGTCACAAGGAAGAGGACTGGGGTCAGGAGATTTGTGGGGGGCTGAAATCAATTCTGCTTGATTATTCTTCAAGACCCACTGACCCAGTTAATGACGTTATCCTAGTCCGTGTAAACGATCCTCTTATATCAGGGCTCAGACCTTTCCAAATGGCCACCGGAGCACACTACAAGTTAAGGTGTCTTTTGAAAATGATTCCGTTTGTCCAAGACTGCATCGTCGGGGGAGATGGATCAGGGGGAATGACAGCCTGTCTATTGCGGGAATTCAGATCGACGAGATGCATTTTTAATAGCTTACTGGATCTAAGTGACCGACACCTTAGAGGAGTGGCCCCCAGTCCTCCTTCAGCTATAACTGCCTTGCCTTCTGGGATGAGAAACCGATGCGTCAATCTGCAGACAGCTTGGGAGAATCCTTGTGATCTCCGTGAGGAGGCGACTTGGAGCAACTTTGAGTGGCTAATTAGGATGAATCACCTCACCGTGAATCTCATCGTGCTGGATATGGAAGTGGTAGATGAGTTGTCAATTCAGCAAATTGTGAAGAATCTCCGCGAGTGGATCCACAAACTCATGAAGCCGAATGGGTGTCTGATATTTAAGCTGTACGGGACTCGAGAACAAGCACTCAATGGTCAGACTCTCTCTCTTCTTGGAAGCCTCTTCAAACAAACTCATGGGGCTCAAACCCAATTCAGCAGCTTTGGAACCTCTGAGTTCTATCTGGTTGGTGTTGGACTTCTTGAAGGGAAGATTCTGGCTCCCTACATTGAAACTAACTCTCTCAGAGAATTACTGGATTCCCTTGGGGCTGCAAAACATCCCAAAGAGGAGTTCAACAGAGCCCTATCCATTTCGCCAAAAGACATGTGGATGGGAGTACCTCGCCAAATGCGACCCGATCCGGTTGTGGAATTCCTGGGCCTCTTTTCTTCTCTCGGATTGGAGACGGGGGTGGCTTCTGATCTCGCATTCACTATTCAGGCGCAGATCCAGAAAGGGGTCAGAAGAGATGGCCTGGTTCTAACCGTGTTAATTTTGCTCTCCAATGCAATTCTGCCCATTACCAGATGGATGCATCTTCCCATTGCTCCTCCTTCTGACCAACGACTTCAAAAACTCCTAAGTGGGTTCATGGGGTGCTGGGAGTTTTTGGCGTGGAGTTACTCGGCTTATGGAATCCACGAAAAGCTTCAATCTAAAATGTATCGCTCCATCACCTTCTGGTATCGAGCCAATCCTAGGAAGGTAGGGAAATCCAAAGGTCACTGCCTGGAATGGAGTTTCACTCCCATGCCTTGGCCCTTTAAACAGCTTCCCAAACTTGAACATCATGCCACCATTGGTCAGGTAATAAGAGTCTTTTCCTATTTTTGGCCGACTCGTGAAACAGCTCCTTTCTCAAGTTATGAACAACTTATGTTTCTGTTAAGAATTCATTTACGTAGCTTTAACAGAGGTCTTCGCCCAGAAGATGTGTTATCTCACACCGGGCTGTTTGAACCAGTGCTGGGGCCAAGACTCATTGAGGACTATCCTTGGATGGGAACAGTTGGGGGCAGGAAGTTCCGATTCCTCCCGGGGGATTCGGCTGCTGAGGAAGTGATGCACACATGGGAGGACTAAGTACGTGAAAAAAAGTAGCCAATGTAGGATTGTGGGGGATTTAGACTTCTTGAGAATTTAGGTCAACACATTCCTCTCAAATTTAATCGAGAATATGCTGAATATTAGACATTTACTGGTTTTGGT